ATAAAATAAAACAAAATAAAATATGGCAACTATAACACCATTTGTTAAAAGAATGAGAACTCAGGGGGGAACTATTTATACATTTAGTTCTGCACTCGAAGATATCGGCTTAAACATCAACGAAAGAAATAACGTAGTGAAAATGTCTCACTACGCATTGTTAAATATTCCAGCTATTGATGCGCCAGCAATTGCAGATGCTTCAACTGTTAATAAGTTTAATGTGCTTGCAATTCCAGGAGCATTCAAATCTTGGTTAGATAGTGGTAGTATTAAAGATGGAAGAATAATAGTTGCCGAAAGTTTCCAAAATTATGCGCTTAATCTTGAAACAAATTTATTAGCTGATCCAGATTACAATCCAGCAATTTCAACAACAATATCTGAAAGAGTACTTTGGAAATGGTTAAAGGAAACTGGAGCTATTCGTTGGGTTCCAACCAATACTCCTGCAGGTACATATTGGGAAGAAGAAATTGATACTGACAGTTCAACTGGATATAATTCTATTGTTAAATGTATCGGCCAAATAAGTGCAGGTTCTGTAAGAACAGATACATTTGGAACTTATAATGAAACATACGTTTTGGTTCCTACATCATTCGGACAAACTCCTGTTTACTTTAAACAAGTTGAAGATGATAACTATTATCATGGTTGGTATAAACTAAACGGAAACGTTAATATTTTAGGAAGAGAAAGCTATACAAAGCCTCATCCTGATGGACTTGATATCAAAGCATATTATGATATGATGGACTCAAGTTTGGCAGTCAATTCATATTTAATGTACAATTCAAGTGACAATGTTACATGGAATCCTGGATGGTGGTGGACAAATGAAGGCTTTCCTCTTTCAGTAGAAAATTGTTATTTTATTGATAGTGATTCTTATCTTGACACAAGCATATTCAGTACTAATTTATTATATGATGACGGTGCTACTCAAATTCAATTTAAACGTTCAAACGTAGATTGTATGTCAATTGAATTTGATTTGGATAAACTCAAAACTATTATGAGTGATTCAACGCTTACATTTGATAAATTGGCAATTGATTATGCCGAAGATGATACCTTTGATTTTAACGCAATACTTATTTACTATTCTGTTTATAACAAAACATTAGATAAAGTATTAGCAACAAACTTATTAGGCATATTATTCTTAGATCCTGCAAGTGGAAATACACAATATTATGGATCAAATCCGATAGAAATTACAATGCCTTCGATTACTAAATTGCAAAGCGGCGTTACCGGATTTGGAACATCTTACGCATTTAGACTTAATATCAAGTCTGATTATATGATAGATGATACTCAGGCAATTGTAACAGACACAACTGCTGCAGATGCTGTAGTTGAAAGTTGCTCGGATATTCTTGATAATTTAGCAAAAAGTTTAGCGATACTAAATCAACAAAGTGCTACTATAAGTTTCATATCTGAACAATATTTAGATATATCTGCACAACAAACGAATATTCTTAATGAATTAAATGATTTACAATATCAAGTAAATGATATTGCTCGAGATATAACAGGAACTGAAAATGCTATCGCAATGTTTGCTGATGGTGATGATCCTCTTGTTGATTCATCAATTTATATGAAGTATGGAAAAATTGGATTCTTTAACGATAAACCGAGTTGGCCTGTACAAATTGATGCGTCATTAAAAACAAAAGACATTTATGTTGAAAATGCAGTAAGAGACGTAAGCGGAAATATTCTTATTGGTTACGGATCTCCAATACAAATAGGAAGTACGACAATAAATAGAGCAATGAACTTCAACACAGGAAGTTTAGGGCCAGCTATTTCAATTGATTCATCTAACAATATGGTTTTTGATGGATTAACTTCATTTACAAAAGAAGTTAATTTCAGTGTTGCTCCAGGAGGAAATTGGTTCTTAAGAGAAGCCTCAATGGGGCCTTCATTTAAATGGAATAATGGAATAGTTGATGTAAGTGGTGGTTCTGGAAGTATGGATTACCCTGATGCAGGAATTCCAATATCTACAGGATCGGCATGGAATTTATCTATTCCAAATAATTCAGGAAATTGGAATACAGCTTTTTCTTGGGGTAATCATGCTGCAGCAGGTTATGTTACATCTACATCTTTAGATGCATCAAAATTTATTAAAGAGGTTTCTATAGGCACAGGTTTAGCTTGGGTAGGTGGATTTTTAACAGTTACTGAAGGAGGAGTTTCTCAACTTTATGTTGACGGAAGTTTAGCATCAAGAGATACTCGATTAAATAATCATGATACTTCGATTGCAGCATTAGATTCTTTTAAAGCTCCAAAAGCTTCTCCAGAATTTTCTGGAAATGTAGGTATTGGAACGGCTCCAACGGCTGACAGATTAAAAGTTAATGGAACGGTAAATGTTGGAGATACTACAGCTACTGGTTTAACAGTTAACGGAAGAATAACTAGCAATGGTACTGATGTTAGCTTAGGAGGAGATCATCGTGTTGTTCAGAGTTTAATTAACACAACATGCACTACTAACGCAATTGACATAGCAGGATTTACTGCAACAGTTACGCCTAAAGGAAATAAATTATTTGTGACTGCTTCTATTCCACTTCATCCTACAAGTACAGATTCAACTTGTTTCGTTCAAATTGTATCAGGAGGCTCAACGGTGAATTTTGAAGCAAAACATTTAATTCGTTCTAACTCTGAATTAACTAATTTTTCAACGATAATATGGGTAACCCGAGGAGTGCCTATAAATATTAAATTAAGATTTAGAGGATCAACAACTGTTCAATATCGTGGAGCCGAATCACATCTTTACGGAACGGGCATAATGAGCATCATTGATTTATTTTAAAAATTAAAATTGATAATTATGGAAAAATATTACAAACTAATTAAAAAGAATGCTACGACATTAGAAGTTATCGAAGAAAGTGAAGAAACTCTTGTTACATTACCCGATGATACATTATTGCCTGTGCCTGATATGGTAGTAGGAGATATATTGTATATTCGAGAATTTAGAGATGTATAAATTAAAAATATAAAAATTAAAATATGCCAAACGTAAATTCATTTACAGAAACAGTTAATCAACTTGTCGAACAAGTTAATATTGCGATGGAATCGATGGTGAAGCTTAATGAAAGCATCACTACTCAAGATGATACTGTTGTGATTTCAGTTGAGCAAGTAAATCCTGTTACAGGAGATCCGTCAACCGTAACATATTCATTGCCTTCGTACAATAACATACTTAATAAAGTAAACGCGTTAGCACAAACGATGGATACATTTGTTAAAGGTGAAGGTGTTGTTTTGCTTGATGATGGAACTTATCGTCAAGTATCAACTATTCCTGTCGCAATATCGCCCACAACAATAACTAATGTTAACGCTCCTTCAAAATTTAATGTAAGAGAAAATTGGTTCTTTGAATCAATGATGTTTCCTCAACTTATTGTTTCATTTGATCTTAAAAATAAAATCGATGATCGCTCAGATAGAGTTGTTGTTAAAAGAGTTATTTTTGATAATTCAAGTGATGAAGAAACACAATGGTTCTTAGACAATATTGTGGGGGTTGAAAGATCTTATTATGACACAATTGTTTATCTTAATGAACAAGGAAAAAGATACTGGGAAGATGAAGAAGTTCTCGATCTTCCATTAGCAGCAGAACCTTACACAGGATATTTTGTAATTACCGATAAAAGAATCATCGATGGTAAAGAATGGTTTTATCTCGATACAATGAATTACGGAGTTACTTCTGATGAGCCTGTTGTTAAAAACCATCAACTTTCAATACAGGATCAATTACGTTATGGAAACTCTATTTGGAAAATTGATGATATCGTGATAAACGAAGGAAGAGTTCATGTAATTCCAATTGTAGGAATGGATCATCCAACTATAAACAACACTTTCGAAATTTATACCGCTCCATTTTCAACAAAAATGCTCGATATTCCAGTAGGATTTGATGAATGCGATATAATTTTCTTAAAAGGAGTTAACGACGATTTTAACATTATCGCCGATGATTGGGGTTTCGGCATAACTTTTTATACAAACAATTTAGTTCAAGACGGAGGTTCATTAACACTTGAAGAATATTATCATAATTATGTTTCCGATTTTGGAAAACAATTAGAAGGCCAGGCAAAGGAAAAATTTATTCCTGCATATTATGGATTAACTCCTGATGCTCCTGTGATTACAGCAGATATGTTCCAAGTTAAGCAGCTTAATACGCAAATGAATGCGGCGTTGGATACTGAATCTATTAAGAACACACAAACACAAATTGAAAGTACAAAAACTATCATAAATAGTTTAAAAACAACTATATCTCAACAAAAGGCGCAGTTAGTTGAATTAACTGACCCGGGCCAAAGATCAGATTTAACTTCAAAAATTACATCTAACACTAATGATTTATCAAAGAAAACTATAGAATATCAATCATTAGTTAGATCACTCGCAACTGTTGCATATGAAAATTCTGCAGTTACTGTAAGTGCTAAATATAGAGCAAGAGGATTCTTCCCAATTCCAGACCCGAAGGGTACTCCTCCTCAAAGTGTTATTCAATTTGAATATGCGTATCGTTATCTTAAACTCGATAACACCGGTATTACTTTGAATACTTATGAACATGCAGATCCAAGTACGGGACAAGTCGTTAGAGGAACATTTACCGATTGGAATGTAGTCGCTGGTGCAATATTAACTAAAGTATACGATGCCTCAACTGAAACATATACATGGCAAGCAGAAAATATTGCGGACGGAAACACAAATAACATAAATCAGGTTGATATTCCAATTCAAAAAGGAGAAAAAGTTGAGCTTAAAATAAGATCAATTTCTGAAGCTGGATGGCCATTAAACCCATTAAAATCTGATTGGTCAAATACTGTTATCATTGAATTCCCTTCAAATCTTGAAGGATCAAATCAAGTAGCGAATATTTTAAGTGACGCAGCGGTTGAAGAAGAAACAATTAAACTTGACAATACTTTGGCTGCAGCAGGAGTTCCTACCCACTTAGATGATAGTGTTCCTAACCCAAATTCAGGAACAGGAACATACTTTAAACATCAGGCTGTAAATCTTGCATTCGATCTTAAAGTAAAGAATATTGGCGGAGTTGTAAGTGTAGTTAACACAACAGATTTACAAACACAATTAGAAAATTTAGCGCCATACACATATGTAACTTTAACAAAACCTCCTTTGTCAGGAAGCACATTCCCACAACTTACAGGAACATTAGATTTACTTTTGCAAGCTATGGTTAATGTGGATCCGTCAATTTATGATGAATTTCAAAGTTTAATACAGTCAACAGTATAATTAAAATATGAAGCAATTCAATAACACAGCAATATTAACTTCCAAGAACCCGGAAGCATTTCTTAATTACACACATGATAGTTCAGATTACTGGATAATTCCATATTGTGATATAAGTGAAGGCTACTTATATGTAAATGGAATAGACGTAACGAAATATGAAGTATCATTAGGATATGCTCTTGTTTTAGATTCTACGTTTAACGTGGCATCGTTTCATATTTATACACCAAAAAATAATAAATTCGATGCTACATTAACATTTGATATGTTTGATAGTGCGGGGTTAACATCTGGATATTCGGAAGACGTTTCAGTTTTAAATCGTCCATTCATTATTTCAACAGGAGCTATAAGTTCATATACAAATGATGACCTTCTTGTTGATGATGAAGCTTCATATATGTTGATGAGAACGAATCCAAAATTCACAGGTAATATTGTCATCAATGTTGATTGCAGCAATAATATTTTCTTAGACACAATAAAAGTTTCTGACATACTTTCAAATAAAAAATATCGTCATCAACAAATATCAGCGAATAGTGTTTTATCAAGTGACATACGTAATGTATTTTCGTCAATGCCTTTAGGAGAATTGTATCGAGTAGACGTTGATGATACACTTAATATTGCTATTCCAAAAACCGAATACAAAAATCAATATAACACTACATATAATTATGGAGCGAGATTATTAAGAGATGAATTATATGTTGAAGACAATGGTGTATTAGCTCCTCTTTGGATAAACTCAAAGTTACCCGATTATTTTGCAATATTTAGATTAGACGGAGTTTATAATAAAGAAACTTATGATGGTTCAGCGCTTACATACTTGGCCGAAAAATATTTAGAGGAAAGCTCATTGATAAAAAGCTGGAGTTTTAAACCAGAAACTCCACTTGGAAAATACTTACAAACACATTTAAATGATTCTGTAAGAATACAGGCTCCTTTATTTTTATCATTGACTGATCCTGATTTAAAAGATGCAGAATCAGATCCTAACACCTGGTATGGTGTAGCAGTTGATAAAGGAGTTTTAACTGGAAGATCTGAAACACCTTATTTCTTTAATCAAAACGCGGACAATTTCACACATCTAAACGCATTCGTTTCTCAAGGATTTGAAAGAAATACGTTATTATGCCCTAATTTATTGAACTTACAATTTATATTCAGTGATGAAGGAGTAGATCTCTATTCGATGAGCAGATATTTTGGTTTTTATTTAACCGAAAACGTCTTGTATAATGTTGCATATTATTCAGATTCTTCTGGAGGCCCTATTGAAATTATATCTCTTGATGGAAAAGATAGTAGCGCATTTTTCAATTCCTTTATTTTTGATGGAAGCGGTAATATAATCGATGATTACAAAAATAGAATCTTTGTTCTTAATGATGAGGTTCAACTACAAAGAATTACAAACGTTAATCAAATAAATGATACTACTTGGAATTCATATGTAAGTAAGCCTTATAAAAATTTATTTAGCGCAGAAGTTGAAAAAACAAACATTCAGCCTTTTATAACATTAACGTTTAATAATACTTTAACGCAAGGAGAACACCTACGATTAATAAACAAAACACAAAATAAAATTTGGGAAGTTTATAGTGTTGATTCAAGTGCGTTTCCCTGTGAAAGATATTGCACAATATCTGAGAATTCGGGATATCCTACAGTTTATCGTACATATTTCGATATTAATGGAGACGTGGATTATCAATGTGAAGAAGTTTGCGAAGCGTTTGATAGATTTGCAGATTATGAAGGAACTTATTTTAGATGTGGTTTGCACGGAAGTAATTGGGTATCACTTATTCTTAATGATGATGCATGTACAGGTGATGAATGGGTATTCCAAAGAATTGCAGCTCCTACATTAAATGATTTTGACGATCCTTCATCAGGATTTAATACAGCCTCAGCTCCTGAAGATATTACATTCTTTGGAAGATTTATTCCTAATGCAAGTGATTTTGAATTAATAACTTATGATGCTTCATACGGCCCTATCGATTTTGAACTATATGGCGATCGTCAAAGCATTATGCTTAATTTAATCAATAGAGAAGAAAATAATCTTTATTCTTTTGAGCCAACACAAGATATTCTTGACAAATTTGAAGAGCCTACATTATATCAGGGAACTGATTTATGGTATCGAAGATTACTTAGTTTCGATGTTTCAAATAATTCATATCAATATGTTAAAGATCCGTTAAGTTTCGAAGATAGAATGTTGTTAATGACAGGCTATGAAGTACAAACTGTAAAAAATAAAATAAACACTTACAGCATCTATCCTCTTAATATTTCTTTAATGGGAATTAATTCTGTAAAAGATATTGATTACACAGTATACGATTCAAGTACACTTAATTATAAAAGTGAATACAATTATAATCGAGAATGTGATATAAGCGCTTATATGGTATCCATTAGCTCTGGTAATTCGTATGTTCTCGATATTCCTGGATCATTCGTGGTGCAATCAGGAACCGGTACTATATATCAAGATTCTAATACCAGAGATTACAGTGTAAACACATTATGCAACACATTTGACTCAAGTATTTTATTCACATCAACTACCGATACAATAGTAACCTATGCAGTACTTGATGGTTCATATAATTACAAAGGATATAAGAGTAATGTGTCAGAAGAAAATATTTGGGATTATTATGATTCAAGTACAGAACTAAAATATGGTTTAACGATTCCTCTTGTTGCGAAATGGGTAGGTTTAGGAAGTGATTGTAGAAATAACCTTATGAGGTTGATTTTAAATGATGATGTATTAGATGTAAGCACAAACTTTATTCCCGATGGAAGTAGTTTTACACAAGAAATTTCATATCCATCATTCAAATATTTGACAGCTTGTGGTAGAACATGGCAGGATTATATTTTCTACGATATTAATGATGTAATATATGATGGAAATGAATATTATACGTTTAAAGAATTAATGTTCAAATATCCTTACGTAGATTATTTCTCAAAATTAATGTATTCGAATTATGGTGTAGATTCAACGTTCACAAGATCATCTATAGTTTATTACAATCAATACAAAAATACTCTCGATGTAATATTTATGGGATTAAATCTTTCTATAAAGGCGGAAAATATAGCAAAAAATATTTTAGACATTAAAAATTATGATCGATATAGATTTTCATTTATGTCAACGCCTTCAAGAAATAAAGACAATAAACGTCCTATTGAAGTTATCATAAATGAAAACACAAAAACTATTTTAATGATATGGTATCAGGGAAATGATGAACTTAATTATAACATGAGATATTCATCATTCTTACCCGGAAAGTCTCTATTAGATCCTTCAGATTATGGATTTGTTCACAATGTTAGCACATATTCATTTGTTAAAACTCCATATTTTGTTAGAAATGATACGATTGCAAAAACGATTGAAAAATTTTATAGTTCAGATAGTACCTATTCAAATGAAACTGGACAACCTTATGCTCAATTAAATAAAGGGCTAGTTTATTCATCTTTTAACGCATTTGGAAATAACACTATTACAGGATCTACATTTAACGTTGAAAATATATCAAGTGTTTATAAAAACTACGAAACTTTCTTACAGTATGTTGACTATATTTACGCTCAAAATGCAAATACATACGGAGACTACGTAGTTAACTACGGATACAATTACAAGAATAATAAAAACTGGTACGTAAATAACACATGTAATTTAACAACGCTTAAATATTTATTGTCAACCTCATTCAACTATGTAATGTATTATATTTTAAGAGGAGATCAATTATATGATAGTTATGATTTTGGAACGAACATAAATCCAATAACTATCACGATTAATCCTCCAAGAACTTATATGGGAATGAGTACGTATAATGGGTGGTTCAAACCTAAATTCAATTCGATATTGGAATTCAAATCCGATGAAGAACCTGAATTAATTGGAGTTGTTGAAAGAGATTTCGTATTTAGCAACACTAATTTAAGATTATACAATGACATTCCCCAGTTATGGTATAACAAGTTGACTGATGCCGTAACCATCGGAGATATAAGTACAGGGAACGCTATATCTTATGTTAATAATTTTAACGTATTTAAAGCTCTTTGGGATAATGATTATTACATAAAAGATAGCGCATATGTAGATGGGTATCAATCACCAGATGAATTACCTTCATTCTTTGGATCAAAATTGCCAAAATTCCCTGATTCTATATTGTTAGAAAAATGGGATATCACCACTGCTTCATACGCACAAACTACAAATGAAATTACATTATCGTATAATTTGACAAGAGCAGTATTAAATATGTTTAAGCAAAATGGAGCATTTTTATCAAACTGGTCAGCATTTACAGATACTGATAATGTTATTGATGCGTATATCAAAAATACTGTTTTAACGTATTATAACATAAGTCAGCCTAAAATTGGAGTTAATTATTACTATAAATCACTAGACTCTCAATTAATGCATTATACATTAGACAGTAGTGATTTTATTAATGACAATAAACAAAATTTTAACGGGCAGTTAGCTTATGTTAACGACGAATACATATATAAGATAACGATTCCAAAAACTGGAAACTTCTCTTATTTTATATCATTTACATTAACTGAAAAATAATTAGTATGAAATTTCAATATTCACCGGGATTATTAGGATATGGGCCAAAAGGTACAAATGGTACGGATGGTCTCTCAGGAATGGCGTTTTATTTTACTGATTATGAGCCTGAACTAAATATCATTTCAGTTCAAAGCGCGATAATTAATAATGAAGTGCTTTGGGCAAAAGCAGAGCCCGGAACAAAATTACCCGGAAATAGAGTCTACAATAACGGGGATATTTTTGTATCTTCTAGAGGCTATATATACAAAATAACAAATGCAACTCTTGGAGAATTTGTAAATACAGATAAAGTTTTATCAAAAGTTGTGTATTTTGACACAAACAAACAAATTGTCGAAGAAGGATTTGAAAGATGGTTTAATATACACTCTCCGGCTGCGCCAAATCGTTATTTAATTGACAATAATAGATCTTCAAATGATAATTATCTTTTTCCTTCACAAGTTTATGGTGTTGATTTAAAAGATTACACTCGAATAGAATACAGCGATACATCAACATTTACTCTTTATTCAACTGCCGAAAATGCTAATGCTGATGAGCACAAAGCTTTAGCGCTCATAATAACATCAGGCGGAAATTTTCGATTAGGTAATGTTGACGGAATTAATAGAAACACAAATCTTATATTAGATGTTTCATTATTAAAGGCTAATAGAGACAACGCGTTTTCGAATAATACTCCATCACAAACAGTTTTAACAAACGCTGAAAAAAACACAAATCTTTTATTTGATCCAGAATTTAATTTTGCTCCTCCGGGATTTGCAATATTTGATTCAGGAGCAGATTCAATAACTATGTTTTGGAATTTATCTGATTTTTCATCTGATCCTTCTATTAAAGGAGACTTATATTTCTTTAGAGATGTATCAACAACGAGAAATTATAATTTACGAGACGTATCTTATGGAACACCTATGATTTTTCATGATGTAGACGAATCAGGATCATTGACAGTAGAAGGGTTGTCATTAGGAGAAAACTGTAAATATCGAATGAGCATATCGAAGGATGGGTGGGAAAGAACTTCCGATGTTATGCCTGCCACAGTTGGCAGCACCCCTTATTATATAACTGTATTAGATCCAAGTCCGCTTCCAATGTTAACTGCAGATTATTTGGGAAAATTTTACAAAAATAATTTATACACTTATCCTATATGTATATCTACGTATACATCACCTACGAGTAATTGGGTAGCAACTCCAAATAATAGTTGGGTTAGTGTTCTTCCTCCGACAGCAAACGGATCTACGGGAACATATTGTCCGGCATTTGATGTAAGCGTAGTAAGAAATACAGAATATCTCACGAGAAGCGGATCTATTACAATTAAAGGGACGGCGTCATTACCAACAGCATCTGTATTTATATCTCAGGATAGAAGACCTGCAAGAGCATGTACAGTTAAGATGGTGTCGACAGTATCTACAGATTACGATGCTAGAGCCCGAGTTGTATTTGATCCTTCAATACAAGTTGGACAAAACGTTCTTTTGACCGGTCAGTTAAAAGTTACCGCGAGAGCAAGAGGAGGTAGTCACAGTGCAAGAACGAATACGCAAATTACGTTATATAAAAATAGCGTACGTGTAACAGAAGCATCAGCATTTGCATCTTCTAATAGTGGTAGTGTTTGTGTTTCTGATTATGAAGATTTTATAGTGTGGGTAACCGCAGGAGATGTATTAGAGGTTAGACAAGGCCCGTTATTTGATTGTGTATATTGGACATCTGGAACAAATGGTTGGGAAGAAGGCGCAGGATGGATGAGATTAGATAGCGCTCTCGATGGATACGATGTATTTACTGTTGACGCAAATAAACGATATTGGAATGTTGAAAGGATATCTTGTGATGGATGTGCAGATTATTGTGACTTTGATTCTTGGGTAGCTAGCACTCCAACGACAGCGCCTGTATGTTAATAAAATATATAAATAAAATATAGATATGAGTGAAAAATTCAAATATGCGCCTGGTAAACCTGGATTTGGTTCTAAAGGAGATCGTGGTGAAGACGGTTTGCAGGGATTAGGTATGTATTTTACTGATCTTAATCCCGTTACACAACAAATTACGATCAATTTGAAGATTGCTGGTAATCAAGTATTGTGGTCTACTTCTTCTGATCTTCTTCCTGATAATCGTGTGTATGTCACAGGTGATTTATTTTTTGATAATGAAGGAAAAGCATATGAAATAAACGCAGAAACAGATACATTTGAATATAAATTTGCAAGCTTAAATATGGGAGGATTCTTTCTTCCTCTTGGAATTTCTTCAAGTGATGGCTTCCAAAGATATTTCAACAGCAACTCTTCACCAAAATATATCATAGATAACGTATATACTATGTCTGGAGCTATTGATTACACCGATGTTCCTGAAAAAATATACAATATTGAACCTAAAGATTTTACAAGAATAGAATTTACAAATATTAAACCGGGTGGAGTTTACAATCCCTTTACAGTTTATTCATCAGGTGTTGCAACAGGCGTATTATCTGAAGAGAACGCTAAAGCGTTAGCAATTGTTTATGATGAAGCAAATAAAGCATTTAGAATAGGAAACCAAGATGAATCTGGAAATGTAAGAAATACAAATTTAATTTTTGATGTATCGTTATTGCAACACAAAAAAGAAGTTGGAAAAAATACATTTACCGCAAATACACCAGAAGGAGCAGTTTTAACAAATTACGAAATTGCAGCTAATTCATTATTTACTCCAAATTTCGTTTCAAATCCTGCATCATTTATTGGCATTATTGGAGTAACGGACGCGTCAATAGCTTGGAACTTATCTCATTTTACGCCTGGCGATACCGACACAACTGGAGATTTATATTTTTATGAATATGTTCCTTCTTATGATTCATGTACATTTAGAATTGATTCTTCTGTAGCACGTCCATTAATATTTTCAAATGTAGATTCAACTGGATCTGTAAAAATTACAGGATTAAAATCTACTGGCAGTTATGCATATTATATGAAACTAAATAAGAATGGGTGGCAGAGAAATTCAGATGTTAAGTATTTATTTAAAGGAGTTATTAGTGTTACACCTACATCATTACTTAATGAAGCTTCTACTGCTCATTATTTAAGTGATGCCAGTGGATTTAATGTAACATCAAATGCAGCGTGGGATGTATCATTTATCGGCGCCCCAACGTGGATTACAAACGTAAGTACTTATTATGATCCAATAACTTTTGATGGATCAATACAATTTGGATTTACTGACAATACAGGAAGTGCTAGAAGCACTACAATGAGAGCAACGGTGTTTGGAGGAAATTATCAAGATGTAGTAGTATCTCAGAAGGGATCTGTTACTAACGTTACAATTAATATTTCACCGATATCATATAATCCAATTTCAATTACTTGTGGAGAAGCAGTGGATGCATCGTATGGAGTTACTTTAACAGGTTTACCTGCAGATACAGTTGTGAATGTTCAATTTGTAGAAAGAATTTATGGATATAAAACTGGGGGAGCAAACGGATTAATTATTAACGGCCCTATGACATTTAAAAAGAACACAACTTCTTACCCGACTTATTTATCAGATTATATCGGAAGCGGCGGAGGCGGCGTTGATATTAGCACATATGTAAATGTTTCTAGTGTTATGTCTTCTGATGTTCTTAGAGTAAATATGCCAGGCACTAATTTGTATGCACAGGAAAGTATGGATGTTTTTCCATGTGAAGATGATTGGTACATTCACGTGTATTTTTATGTATATGTAACTTACGTAAGTGGTACACCTATTAATGTTATAAATAATGGTACATCATGGGGATTTACTATACCTTCGATGTAATTAAAATAAAATAAATTATGCCCGAAGAAACTAAAAAAATCGATTGGAAGAAAATATGGACTTTCATAAAAAGTAGAGTTTTCACTATACTTATTATAGTTGGATTGATCATGTTTTCTGCTTGGCAATGTTCAAGAATCGAAGAACTAAAAAGACAAAGAGATATCAGTGAACAAAATGATATCGCTATGAGAGATTCTCTTAAGTTTGAAAGAAAGAAAAATGGAGAGCTAGAGGTATCAATTACTGCTTATGTGGCTTCTGTGAAAGATCTTAAAGAACTTAATGAAGATTTGTGGAGAAGAGTTAAGGCACAAGATGGAGAAGTTGTTTTCCTTAATCGAGTAATAATGCAATTAAAACAAGATTCAGCTCAATTAGCGAACGCTCTTGACGAAAAAAATAAAGTTATTGAAAAACTTTTACAGATAGATGAAAATACTTATATAGCTGGGTGGACTCTTCCTTTCAAATATGATTCAACAAATTTTGACGTATTTAAAGGAAGAACATACATAAAAGTGACAAATAAAGATCCTTTGGAATTGGCTCACATGGATACAGAATTACTTAATCGATTAACTCAAATTGATCTTACTTGGGGTCAAGAGGTAGTAAAAGGAAAATTAAGAGTATTTGTTACAAGTGCCTATCCGGGGTTCACGGTTAAATCAATGGAAGGAGTTATGATAGATCCTAATGATAATGCATACATTAAAAGCTTGCTAAAGAAAAAACATTGGTTTCAAGGATTTGGTGTAGGACCCCAAGTTACAATGGGATTCAATGTAACAACCGGAAAATATGGGTTAGTTTTAGGCGGAGGATTACATTACACAATATATAGATTTTAAATTATGATGGAAGAATTAACAGAATTGATTAAATCGTTATTGCCAGAAGAAAAAAGAAATGTAACTCTTTTTCCAGAGGGAGAATTTGTTTTGGTTGGTTATTATCCTAAGGGAAATACTATATCTGAAAAATTACCCGATACAGTGATATCTCAATTAAAACCGTATTATCCCGAGGGTAAGTATTATGTATACGATGTACCCGAAATTAAAAAAGATCCTGTTACTGGAAAAAGAATGCAAATGACTAAAATATGGGTGAATCAAGAATAAAATAAAGAAAAGTAATGACAAATATATCAAAATACGTTCAACTTAATGATTTTCTTCTTCTCGAATATGAATTTAATCGAGATGCAGTTCAAACTACATTAACTACTCCTAAAGTTGTTACAACACTTTTAGGAACTAAAGAATTTTTTGAAGGTTATGGAGCATTAGGTGGAACGAATAACATATTACCCTTAACTTCAATGCCAACGAACGTTGAAAGAACGAGTTGGTTTTTAGATGCATCTAATTATGCTACTACATATCCTACGTTTTGGGATTCTTCAACAGCTATTACTGATAGTACATATCCTTATGATAAGATAAAAGTTCACATGGTATCGGGATATAATTTTGATGATATTGCTGGATTTTTACTCCAAATAAGAGCAGAAGATGTATCTGGATATTTAGTAGATTTAGCAAACTTTACATACGCAAAACAACCAGAAACGTTTGGAAACAATGTAGTTAAATTTTCTCCTAACACTTTATTTTTAGGTAATAGATTTTATGATAAATACGTTGAATTTCAAATTCCATCTGTTCAAGAATTAGGAGGAGATACACTTACAAATTTAGGTCAAACACTTGATATTATTGAATTAAGTGATGTTTATATCACATATAGCGGTATAAACGAAATTGTTACTGAACCCGGAAGAAATTACAACTTTATATTAGATGAACAAATTAATGTTCAACTTCCTGTTACAAGTGTTGCCGACAGTTTCAATTGTTTTATTGCAGAATCAACAAATGGAGATTATATTGAATATTATGCAACATGGAACGAAGATATAATCGGTGATTGGATTGGCGATATCGAAAGTGGAAGAATAAAACTTTATACTTCAAATAATCCTAATGACAATTATCAAGAATTTACTGATACTTATGGAACTGGAGCAAGAAAATGGGTTATCATTCACGAAATTTCTGTTTACGAACAACTTGGGGGCGGTACTTCAATATTGACTCAAAAATTCTCATTTACACAGGATGGTCAATTCTCGCAACCTAATTTCTTCCGTCCAATTCTTCAAAACTCCGATATTGATGTTTCATATACAATTCAATATACATGCCGTTTAACAAATAGAATGGATGGAACTCAAATTATTCGAAAAGCATCATTTGCTTCACAGGATCCAAAGAAATATGGACTTTGGTTTACACGATTGACAGTTGAAAATTTGATACCTTACAAAGTATTCAATCGAGTTGAGGCTGAAGTTCCTAATATTAAATCGGGCAGCGGTAACGAAAAAGTAAAATACGTTAAAGTGTTCTATGATACAACTACAGTCGTTATGAATTATGCTAATGAAATATTCCCTCAAGGAACTGGACCATTATTCTTAAAATCATTTGACTCGGTTTATAAATTCAAATTTGAGAAAATTGATGTAAATGGTGATAGAGTTAACGTTGATTTATCAGGAGCGTTTAACTACGCTATTCAATTTAAACTCGATGATAACAATAAAATCGAAGTTGGCCCAACATATTCAACAAATATGAATACAACAATCGGTGAGATTGAGTTCAAATTAACTGAAGATCAATTAACTACGTTGAAAAAACAAACAAACAATAATTACTCAATCATAGTTAAAAATCCAAATGGAACATCTTACACTTTTTATGAAGGAACATTTTACGATATCTCAAATGAAGAAGCAGTAATTACACAATATCAAAATATGTATACTGTAACGGATCTACAGGCTAAAAACGCAGAATTACAAGCTGAAGTTCAAAAATTAACCGATGAATTAGCAACATTAAAAGCAACATAATTTATTAAATCTATTGTATCTTTTATTAGTTATCATAATATAGTTAAAGCCATTATTAATAGTGGCTTTTTTCTTTGCTAGAATTTTGGTTTTATCTCGTTTTGCAAGATATGAATTTTTTATTTCTATTATGAGATTTAATGATGGAATAAAAAAATCAGGCAAATAATATGTTTGTTTTCTTTTATACTTGTATTTAATAGTTGGGCCTCTCTGAATATCTAAAAATTTATCATAATATTTTTCGAGAAAATCTAATTCATAGCTCGTATTGTAATATACGTTAGTGTTTTTAAATCTTCTGTATTGAGAAAATTTATTTATAACTTTTTGTTGAATTGCATCACTTTGGAAAGGATATTCAACACCTAATTTTTTAACATTATTTTCTTTTATTTTTTGTTGTATATGAGGGTTTTGCATAGGACAATTATTTCCATATTTTTTAATCATTGTTTCATTTGTTTTTTTACGAATGTGTTTTACTTGTGCGGGAGCTTTAACACCATATTTTTCAAGATTTGTTTTTTCTCCTGATTTTTTCCGAAGTATATTTGCACATCTTTTTGAACACGTTTTTTTGTAGCCTCTATCCCATCGGTTTAAATAAGTATTTTTATTTTTACATATTGGGCAAATATCTTCATTTTCTTCCTTTAGATATTTGTCGTAATATTCTTTGTGATTATGCATTATTCCTATGTGTCGAGATAAATCACAAAATCGATCATACTCTGAACCACATTCTTCACATATAAATTTGTTGTCCTGATTTTTCTTAGGTATTTTCATGAATATATAAAATAGATTAGATGTATATTATATGCGTCGAGTTATAAAAGTTTTGTATATTAACATAAATTATTGTCTATGAGCATACTCAATGCTAAGCTTAATATGTTTGTAATTTGGTTTCCCAAAGATTTCTTTTATCCTGAAGTAAGAGAACGATGGACTCCTGTTGTGAAAAGATTAAAGTTACAATATCAATCACTTGAAGATTTTTTTAACGCTACAGTTCAAAGTGTTACATTTCCAGAAGTTGTTTTAAATCCTGTAACTCAACCACAAACACAATTTCAAATTAGATATCGTGGTGGTAAAGAACTTGAACCAATACTTGATAAAAACTTAACTGTTACTTTTAAATTAACTGAGGGATTCATAACCTATTGGATGTTATTTGATCAAATCGAGTTATTTCAATTATATTCACAAACCACTCCGTTTTGGCCTTCAATGTATGTTAGTTTTCTTGATCATCATGGTTTTGAATTAATGGCATTTGAATTCAAACAAATTGTTCCTACTAATATGTCTCAGTTTAACGTAAGTTATGCGACTGTTGTATCAGATTTCAATACATTTACAATGAATATGACATACAATAGATATCGAATTATTCGTAGATTGAATAACAAAGTTTACACAGCAGGAACACCTCAAGGTTCTGGAGGCCAAGACAATGAACTATGAGAGCAAAATTCATAAACGAGAAATTTTCTGATAAATCTGATCCTATAAAAGATATGGGAATAGGCTCCCATTTAATCTATGATATTACTCCAGATGCTGAAGATGGAGAGGGATTCGAATATAAATTAAATAAGGATGCAGCTACTTACTTAATTAAAAAATACATTTCCGGAATATCTGACAACGAAATAGATAGATTTATTTCATTTACATTATATGATATAATTAATACGATACCTATAACGTATTTTGAGAATAAAGATTATAAAAAGATAGATAAATATATTGAACAGGATATCGCATCCAGAAAATTCACATGGATGGATATACACAGTGATAAAGCAATGAAAAGAATGATGAGATGAAAGCAAAATTTGTAAATGACATATTAAATGAAAAATTTACAGAGAAATCTGATCCTATAGTTGATATGGGTATTGGAAGTTTTGCAACTCTTAGACAAGGAGATATTATTGAATGTATAAAATTTGTTCAAACATCTCAAGTATGGCATCCTTCTTGGTCAAAAGAACCGGTTCATAAAGGTGAAACTTTATATAACACACCCAGACAAAATTGGTTGGGAAATTTATTTGAACCTGGAGAAAAATATAGACTATTAAGAAATGCACAATTAAGAGACGATGGAAAAGTTGAAATTATAGCAATGAATGTAAAACACGGAAATGGTTATAATAGAATAGTAGCAACACCAACACAATTAGGAAAAAGATTTAAAATTATAAGAAAATAAAATGAAAGAATTTCCAACTTATTACGATTTAAAGTACTCTCAAGGATCAAGAATCTTTGAAGCAGAACAAGTTAAAGGAATGACTCCCGAACAAATAATGGAAGCCGAAAAAGCTTATGAAACTTTAGTTGAAAAACTAAAGGCGGGTGAACAAATAGATGAAGGTGTTTTTGGTGCTATCGTTGGCAGTGGTTTAGGATTACTTGCCGGCCCAGCAATTGGAAAGGCAATTTGTTCAGTTCTTGGAATTAAAGAAGACGGCCCTCTCGGAAAACTTCTTACAAGTAGATTAGTAACTACAGCAATGGGTGTTGCATTAGGAAAATAATTTATTCAATATGAAAAGATTAGTTAAAGAACGTTTATACGAAGATGAAGAAGTTAAATCTATTTCAAATAAAAAAGGATTTAATACTAATATAGAACAAGATACTCTCGATAATGATAAGTTTCGAAAAGTTCTTTATACTGGGCACAATCTTCAATTAGTTCTTATGGCATTAAAACCTGGTGAAGAAATCGGTGAAGAAGTTCATTCCGAAAATGATCAATTTTTTAGATTTGAAGCCGGAAATGGAAAAGTTATCATAAATCAAAGTGAATACAGTGTAAGTGATGGAACTGGAATTATAGTTCCGGCCGGCTCAAAGCATAACATCATAAATACGGGAAATAAAATATTGCAGTTATATACAATTTATGGCCCACCTCATCATCCTGATAAAGTAGAATTTAATACTAAAGAAGAGGCTGAAGAGAATGATCAAGAATTTAGCGGAAAAACAACAGAATAAAAAAATATAAGATATGAAAAAACTAGTTAGAGAATCATTAAATGAAAATGAATTATCTCCTTTAGAAAAATTACATCAAACTTTTTCCAATGTAGGATATGATGTTGATGAATTAGATGAAGGCGATGATGGATTCTGGGCAGAAAATGATAATGGTATTAGAGCATACATAGAAGAAGCTGGTGAAAATTTTAACATACTTGTTCAAGGAATGAGCGATGATGTTCCTATTTATGACATTGAATATAGAGCTGTATTGGATTTATTCCAAGATCTTGACGAAGAATGGTTAATAGAAAATGATCCAGAAGGAGACCAATATTAATGAGAGCACAATTCATCAACGAGAAATTTCAAGAGAAATCAGATCCTGTTGTAGATCTCGGTATAGGTGAATACCCAAGAAAAATTGCCGATCTTCGCCAATACCTTCGTAATATGTTTGATGAAAACTATACCAGAGTTGTCGAAACTGATGATGAAGATAAAGACGCTTGGACAAGAATAGATGTTATTCAAGAAATTCAAGAAGAACTAGATAAATTATTTGGAGCAGAATGAGGGTAAGATTAATATACGAAAAATTCACCGAAGAATCAGATCCTATCGTAGATATGGGTGAAGACTTTAACGGAAAAACAACTGAATAATAGTTTACACTTTAATTAAAAAATTAGAATAATCTTTATCAATAATCATAATATAACGAAAGCCATTAGAAATAGTGGCTTTTTCTTTTGCTTCAATTTTTTCTTTATCTTTTTTTGCAAGATATGAATTTTTAATCTCGACGATTAAATTTAAAGATGGAATATAAAAATCAGGAAAATAATAACGCACTTTATTTTCAAAAATATATTTAATTCTTGACGCGTTATTCATATCGGAAAATAAATCGTAATATTTATCTAAAAAATCAAATTCATATTGCCCTCTATAATAAATATTTGTATTTTTAAATTTTTTAGCATTAAATCCAGACTGTTGCTGTTTTTCAAAAGAATTTTTATTTTGCATAGGATATTCAACTCCATATTTTTCTTTACATGTTTTTTTAAATCTATTTCTAGAATTTATATTTTGTAAAGCATGTTCGTATCCATATTTTCTTTTCATAGTTTTTTTGCTTTTTTCTCTATTATTATAATTTTCATCACCATATTTTTTCTTTTTTGTAGTTTTTTGTTTTTCTTTATTAGTATAGTATTCATTATTATATTTTTTCTTTTTGGTTTTTTTAACTTTATCTATTAAACTTGGCGATTGTAATGTAGTTTTTGCTC